GGCGTTTCGACCAACGCCGAGGATCTTCCGATTTTGAAAGGCTCCGTCAGTTCGTAGAAGAAGCGCCTAAGCGTGTCCAGAAAATTGATCCCAACGATCCTACTCATGAGTCGCGGAGAATTCACCGAGAAGGGCGGGCTCGGACGAAGGGAGGTCAATTTGTGACGGAGCAACAGTTGCGGGATTACGTTCGCCAGGTTGAGGCAGGGTGGGAAGCAGGAGGAGGCAGGCCCAGTATGCGAACTATGGCTAAAAGAGCAGCAAAAGCCGCACTCCGTCGGAGTCCGATAGCCGCAGCCGGGGCGGCAGGGTACGCCATCGGAGGTGCCTTGTCTCCGGCGGCTAAAAGAAATCGAAAACGCGAAGCAG